CTTAAATCCTTTAATATGAGCCGGATTAATTCCAATATCCTTCGCTTTACCCATCTCTTGAATCTCCTTCAATACAATAGGCGCATCGGTATTGTTGAATCCTTCCCCTTTAACGCGAACGTCATAGGTTCCATAAGAATTCGCTTCTGCGTATGTTTGACCATCTAGCAAAATATCTTTCAAGAAGTTCCGCATATGCCCTTCCATCTTCTTGCTTTGCTCATCATTCAAATTCCGTGCCTCGATCTTGATTACCGGCTTGTCTCCATCAACGATCGCAATGTTTTGCTGCATGTAGCCTGGATAGTAGGTTTTAAGCTCTTGCTTCAACCGGTTGACCGCATTCTCATACTTCCATTTTGAATCGCAAGTGATAACCAGCGTATAGACTTTGTTCGGCTGCAATACTCGTTTCACTTGATCACGAAGTAACGTCCAGGCGTATTTCGTTTGAATACGCTGAACCATTTTTACCGCCTGATCTTTGGTGACATTATCGATCGCAATGCCATTTTTATTTCCAGAAGGTTGAGGTTTAGGCGCTGGTAAGGGACTTGGATTCGGTTTAGGCGTGTACTTCAACCGATAGGCATAAAAATAAGGACACCCAGCCATTACCCATCGTTGATCATGATTGGCAATGATTGTTGTATCCTTCCATCCTGTGCATTCTATCCAATTTTGATTATCTAAGGCGATCCCTGTGTGTCCGCCGGCACCGGCAGAGTATCCTTTTTGTCCCCAGATGATGATATCTCCGCGTTGCATCGGAAAGTCACTGTTCTCGGCGATCTTTTCATATCCTAACTTCGTAAGGTAATCATGCAACGTTTCGGTACTCGGAATATATCCATAATCAAAACCGCCTGATTCACGTAAAATACGATAGACAGACCCTGAACAATCACAAGTGCCGTCTGTGTAATATCGTGATCCATACATGCTGTAGCTGCAGTTGTTTACGAAATGCTGAACAACAGCTAATCCCGTTTCAATATTAATGGCCATTATTTTTCCTCCTTCTTTTCTTCGATCTCTTTCGGTTGAGGCTGCAGACCGACATTTTTATCATCGGATTTTTCGTAAGCTTCTTTTGCTTTTTTCATATCCATGTTAGTCATTCCCTCCTAAATTCAATAGTTTTGTAAAGACTTGATGTAACCCTGTAGAGGCTAACCCGCTCACTGCGCCATAGACAATGGATTCCACACTGATGCCATTCATTACTGCGCCTAATGCAGCTCCTAGCACCGCCACGATCAATGGGATATATAAATTAGCCAATTTATTAAATAGTGGTGTCGCTTTAATTACGTAGCCTACGATCAAACACGCGACAACAATTACTGGTACAAAGTTTTCTGTAATAAAAGATAGATCCATGTTTATCTTCCTCCTAAAAATTTAAGTAGCTCCATAATAAACGCAAAAATAACCGCTGCAGACCCGCCAATACCTAAAATCATTTTCCAAAGATTTTCCGTATTTAGTCTCTTTAATTCATCTGAACGCTTCTCAGCATCCGTATTCCGTGTCAGTATTGCGTTTAAAATTTCATTATTTTGTTTCATCTGTTCAGTGTTTTGTTCACGCAAGTATTTATTTGATTCATCCACTCGAATCAAACTTTCATCCATTGTTTTTTGCATTGCTAGGGACCGCTCATTCAATCGGCTAATTTCTTCGTCATGTTGCTTAAGCTTGTTTTCATGCTCCTTCACCTGCGTTTCTAGTTCCATCCACTTGGCTCCCCCTTCCAATCAAAATGAATAGCCCCGCCCAAAAACGAGGCTAAAAAAATAAGCCTAATAGGCTTGTCCAGTAATCTTCTCAAATTGTGCTTCCGTAATACTGTCGGGTACAAATTCTCTTACTTGTTT